GCTTATCTGGCCGGCGTCCCTTCTTCAGTGCTCACCGACGAGCGCAAACAATCAATCATCCGCACTTATGACGAGATGGAGCTGGACTCCCTCTTCCTGCTCCGCTCAATCAAGCTCTACGAATACTCGCCCGTGACTGTGCCGGCCAATAATAACGCCGACATCACTTCAGCCAAGGATCTTGGTTCGCTTACGGACCTGACTTTCCTTGATCACTCCAAAGCGGTGCTTACTGCCGTCGAGGGGCTAGTTGCACGCATTAAGGGGATCAACGCTCTCAGAGCAGAGCAGGGCCGCAAGGCCAACCCCATCCACGCGGACCTCTGCGAAGTCATCGCGACAGATCTAGGGACCATCCAAGCAGAGCTCGTTCAGCTCACCTCTGCTCTGAAATCCGATGCTCAGCCGTCTGTCTCCGATGCGCAGAAGCTCTTCGCTGAATTTCTAAAACTCGAAGCGCGCCTCAACGGCTCGCTCACCGCTTAGGAGACAGTCATGACCAAACTGCAAGAGATGCTGCTCAAGTTGCAGCAACTGCGTAAGGCGAACAAATCTGATTTTGACGCCTACGCCGATGACCTTTCCAAGATGCCGGCTGATGTCAGCCAGCGCATCGCCAACCGCAACTCAGAGATCGAGACCGTTTCGGCTGAAGCCAAGCGGCTTGAGGAGCTTGAAGCCGCGAAAGCCGCCAACGAGCAAGCGATCGCCGACTTCAAACACCACGGCGCTCCCGATACACGGCCCGATGCTCAGCCGATGGCTGACACCAAGAGCCTCAAGATGCAGGCCGAAGAGAAGCGGATTCAGAAGCTCGGCCGCTTCAAAGCGCTCGCGACCTTCAAGGGTGAGGACGCTTCAGTCCGCGCCTACCGCTTCGCCAAGTGGTTCGCCGCGGCGATCCTCGGCGTCGAGAGCGCCACGGCTTACTGCAAAGAGTTCGGGATCGAACTGAAAGCTCAGTCTGAGGGCACCAACACCGCGGGTGGCTACCTCGTCCCGCACGAGTTCTCGAACGACATCATCGACCTGCGCGAGACCTATGGCGTGTTCCGCCAGTTCTCGAAAGTGGTCCCGATGATGAGCGAGACGAAATCAGTCCCGCGTCGGACGGGCGGCCTGACGGTCTACAACCCCGCTGAGGGCTCGCAGATCACCGAGTCGCAGAAGTCTTGGAACCAGGTCAACCTGGTGGCCAAGAAGTTCGCCTGCCTCGCGCTCTACTCGTCCGAATTGGATGATGATTCGATGGTCAATATTGGCGACGACCTGGCCGGGGAAATCGCTTATGCGTTCTCCAACAAAGAGGATGAGTGCGGCTTCAACGGCGACGGCACGAGCACCTTTTTCGGGATCACCGGCGTTCGCCAGAAGCTGCGCGATGTGGATTCAACCATCGCCAACATCAAGGGCCTCTTCGTCGGCTCGGGCAACGCCTACAGTGAGCTCGTGCTCACGGACTTCAATAACGTCAGCGGTATCCTCCCGGCCTACGCCGAGACGCCGCGGACGGCCTGGTTTGTCTCGAAGAAGTTCTGGGGCTCGGTCATGGAGAAGCTCGCTGTGGCCGCCGGCGGCGTGACTGCCGCTGAGGTGGTCAATGGCGCCCCCCAGCGCCGCTTCCTCGGCTATCCGGTGGTCATCTCGCAAGTCATGCCGACCACCGAGGGCAACTCACAGGTCGCGGCCCTCTTCGGCGATCTCATGCTTGCCTCGACCTTCGGCGACCGCCGGCAGATCACGCTCGCCATCTCGACGGACTTCAAATTTGATACCGATCAGATTGCGATCCGCGGCACCCAGCGCGTGGACATCAACGTCCACGACGTTGGCGATACGTCGAACGCCGGCCCGATTGTCGGCCTGATCACAGCGGCGAGCTAATCGCTTGGGATTGATCTTTTGAGATGCGGCAGCAGGAAGGAAACGAACTGCTGAGGTGCGGCCCTGCCAATAGCCGGTTCGAGTCCGGCGCAATTCGGGTTCGATTCGGCAGGTCTCCCGCGTTGGTTCAACTCCAACCCGCATCTCAAACCTAAGATTTTGGAGTAAAGAAAATGTCTCAAAAACTTCAGACGGAAAAACAGTCGGTCATGCTCGTGCCGCAGAAGGTGACTCACGGCGCGACGGCGACGGCTAATTTGGATTGCAAGGGTCACCGAAGTGTGGACATCACCGTGGCGGCGGGCGCCCTCGACGGCGGCACCAGCGGCACGGCGCCGAAAGAGGTCAAGCTCACCGAGTCGGATGACACGGTGGTCACTAACTTCGCCACCTTCGCCGCCGGCGCCACGGTCACCACGCTCGGCGCGTCGCAGTCGGTGAGGTTCAATGTGGATCTGCGCGGCCGGAAGCGGTACATCCGCCTCTCCTTCACCCCGCAGACCAACAACACCAACGACGCGATCACGATGGCGGCGATTGCGCGTTTTGACCGCTCGGAGTCTGATCCGGCGAGCACGTCGGGTCTGGGCGACAACATCGTCAAGATTCTGTAGTGAACGGTTATCCCGACACGATCACCATCCTCGATGACCGCGCTCAGTTTCTCGCTGGGCGCGGTCACAACTACACCAGCCAGTTTGGTGAGGATGGTCTGATTGCCGCGCTCTTTGAACGGATCGGGATCCGCAACCGCTGGTGCTTTGAAGTGGGGGCCGCCGACGGCCTCTTCTTCTCCAACACCAAGCGGCTGAGGGATGAGGGTTGGGAAGCGGTACTGATCGAAGGCGACGAAGATAAGTTTGAAAAGCTCTTCGAGCACGCCGGGGATCATATCTACACCGTCAAGGAGTGGATCTGCCCGGATAGCCTCGACCTCATTCTCGCGACGGCTGGCGCTCCCACTGATCTCGATTTGGGAGTGATTGACATTGACGGTCAGGACTATTGGGTCTGGAAGGGGATGCAAACCTACCGGCCCAGAGTGATCCTGATCGAATACTCACCCTACGGACTTGATGATTATCTCGTCCCCGAAGGTGAGGCGGGCCAGGCGGGGATTGACCCCATCGTCAGGCTGGGAGAGGCGAAGGGCTATACGGCGCTTTGCCGGACCTTCTGCAACGTTTTGTTTGTTGAGAAGCAAGTATGGGGGAATCGCTCTCTAAATAGATAACCCGTGGCTCCTGGGGAATGAATGATCAAACTCAATTTGGGATCCGGATTCCAGAAGATTCCGGGCTTTGAAAACCGTGACCGCAAGCTGGGATCGGAGATCTATCCGCTCCCTGAGTTCGCCGATTCGAGCGTGGAGGAGATTCGCGCCTCTCACTGCCTCGAACACTTCTCACACCGCGAGACGCTCGCGGTGCTCAAGGAGTGGGTGAGGGTCTTGAAGCCCGGCGGCAATCTGAAAGTTGCCGTGCCGAACTTTGACAAGATTTTGCAGTGGCACCGCGAGGGCGAAAGTAACCTTCCGCTCGAAGGCTTTCTGTTCGGGGGCCAGGCCGATGAGAACGACTTTCACAAGGCGTTTTTCACCGAGGCCAAACTTGAATCTCTACTGAAGGCAGCGGGGCTTACCCAGATTCGTCATTGGCAGTCAGAGATCAAAGATTGTGCCTCTCTGCCTGTCAGCCTCAACCTTCAGGGCATCAAGCCTGAGCAAGTGGTTCCACAGGTGGAACCATCCGAAACCCTAGAGGTCAAAGCGCGCGTCGCGGCGCTGATGAGCGTCCCGAGGCTCGGCTGGAATGACAACTTTGGGGCCTGCTGGAAGGCGCTCCGCTCGAAAGATTTTGAGATCCCGCTGTGGCGCTTCGGCGGCGCCTTCTGGGAGCAGGGCATGCAGCGCGGCTTCAACGCCCTGATTGAAGATAAGGTCGAGTGGATCATCGTCATCGACTACGACACGATCTTTGACTCCGCTGATGTGAAAGAGTTGCTCACGCTCGCGGCCCTCTACCCAGAAGCCGACGCGATTGTCCCGCTCCAGGCCAAGCGGAACGATGACCAGATGCTCTTCACCATGCGCGACTCTCTGGGCAAGGTCCGCCACACGGCGACGATGGACGAGTTTGAGGCTGACCTGACGCCGATCCATACGGGCCACTTCGGTCTGACGCTGATCAAAACCGAAGCGCTGAAGAAGATCCCCAAACCCTGGTTCTGGTCGCAGCCGAATGAGGCGGGAGAGTGGGATGAGCAAAGGGTAGATGCCGACATCTACTTCTGGCACAAGGCCGCTGAAAACGGCTGCCGCGCGTTTCAGGCCAACCACATCCGCGTCGGCCATCTCCAATTGGTGGTGAGCTGGATCGATCGAGAGTTCGAGATCAGGCATCAGTATTTAAAAGCCTGGCAGGACCAAGGGAAGCCTCCGGAGTGCAAATGAAAATCAAAATGCTCAAACCTTATGGCCTCGCAGCAGCGGGGCAAATTCTAAATCCCGACCCGCCGGTGGCGCTGCTTCTGATCCAGCGCAAGATGGCCGTGGCCTGCGATCCGGATGGTGATGGGAAAGCGGAAGGAAATCTCGGAGGAACTAAAAAGGCTTTTAGTTCCCCACCGATCTTTAATCGCAAGCAGAGAAAGTAGTCGCCGTGGCTGACTATGCCAAAATCGAAGAAGTGCAAGCCTACGGCTTTCAATTGAAAGACGAGGATCTAGGTACGCTTCAGCCGATCATCAGCCGCGCCTCGCGCATCTTCGATCGGGCGTGCGAATTACCCGACGACCACTTCGCCGCGACGACAGCTAATGCCGCAGCCCGCACCTTCTACGGCGACGGGACGAACTATTTAAGACTCGACCCTTATCACTCAACGCCGGCGCCGGCGGTGACCGCCCCGACGGGATTCACCGTGCCGACCTTCATCGAGAAGCGCGAGCCCGGCTCAAACTTCTTCGCCTTGATCCGCACCTACGGCGATGACGGCTTTCTCTTTGATGGGATCATCAATCAGTCAATCTGGGAGGGACCGCTCTTCGCCTCAGATCTGCTGCTCGGCCGGGGTGCGGTGGGATGGATTCAGGGTTTGCCTTTCAGTGTCACGGCGAAATGGGGGTGGGCCAGCGTACCCGACGATGTGATCGAAGCGACGATTGAAATCACGCTCGCCATCTTTAGAGGTAAGGACACGGCTTTTCAGCGCGTAATTTCGCTCGATACCAATGCAGTCGTCAACGCGGCTTTACCTGACCGCGCAAAGATGATTGCTGAAAAGTACATGCGGAGGCGCTTCGTTTTCGCATGATCAATCTTCGACTTGAAATCGAGGGCGAAGAACAGCTCCGGCAGGCGCTCGATGAGCTGGCCAAAGATGTGCAGGATTTTCGCCCCGTCTGGGAAGAGCTCGAGCAAATCTTCTATGACATCGAGACCAAGCAATTTCGGTCTGAGGGCGCTCACTCAGGCGCGCCATGGAAAGACCTCAGCTCGGATTACGGGAAGTGGAAAGAGTTGAAGTATCCGGGCAAACCGATCCTTGAAAGAACCGGCGCGCTCAGGCGTTCGCTCACTGGCCGAGGCCCGGGTGGAATTCGCGAAATCACCAAGACCTCGATGACGCTCGGATCGAATCTTCCCTACGCCGACATCCATCAGCGTGGTGGCAGGCGTCTTCCAGCCAGGCCGGCAATCAATCTTTCGCCGGCAGACCGCCGGCGCCTGGTGCGCAAGGCTTTGAAAGAGTTGGCTGAGCTGGCGGAAGAAGCAAGGATTCAAACCGCTCTTTGACGATACCGGAGACGCTGTTCCGTTCTAACTATGCCGTACACCGTCGCTAAGTTTGACGCTCAGTTTATCGGGCCACTGGTGGCGAACGTGCTGGCTGTGCTCCGCAGAGACAACAAGACGGCCGTCGAGGAAGTGGACGCGACGCTGAAAGAAGTACAGAGCTTTCAAATTCCGCTTCAGGTGGTGACCAACTTCCCCGCGCTCTTTGTCGTCCCGGCCTCGAGCACACTCCGTCAGTCCGATGACGATTCTTACATCAAAGCGGTGCACGAAATCCTCATCGGTTTTGCGATCACGGCGCCCGACGCGGAAACAGTCACGGCCAACGTGGCGAAGTATATGCAGGCGTTTGATTCCGTCCTGCGCACCATGAGCCGGTCTGATCTGACCAGCGGCATGACGAGTGTCAAAACTCCCCCGGTCTGGGAAGTGACCGCGCACGAATACGGAGGCCTGCGTCAGGCCGACAACTGGTTTAGGCGTGATGCGCAGCTTGTGCTCACGATTGAAATTTCTGAATTGATCACTGGAGGAATAGGTTAATGGCTGAACAGAAACCACTCATCCCCGCACCCGATCCGCAGACGGGCTGGAGCCTGGAACACCTGGGCGCTGAGAAGTATCAGGAGCTGGCCGTCGCCTATGGATGTTTCGATCCGCGGCAAGAGCCGAGCACATACCGCCCACCGCTTGGCCTGGCTGAGGCTTACCGGGCACAACAAGCTGCCGCTGGCAGTAAGAAAGCAAAGGAGTAATCAACTATGGCTGGCTCAACACGTAGCTATGATGCCACGAAAATAATCCTCGGCCCTGGCGACCTGTGGGCCAACGTCGCCGTCCCGGCCGCCGGCGCGCGCATCACCATTGACACGACCTCCGGCGTGCACACACCCGACGCGACGGAAAACCCCTCGGCCAAGCACATCGGCATGACCAAAGAGGGCTGCGAGATCAGCTACAAGCCGAACGTCCAGGACTTCGAGAGTGATGAGCAGACGGCGCCTTTCCTCTCGCGCTTGATCACCGAAATCCTCGGCATCAAAGGCGAGCTGTTTCAGGTCTTCGACTGGGATTTGCTCGCCAAGATGACGGTCGGCGGGACACGCAACACCACGACCACCTACGAAGAGCTGACCATCGGCGGGAAGTCGTCCGTGACCACCAGCTCAATCGTGCTGATCGCGCCCGACCTTACCTCACCGACGACGCTCTTCATCGTCTGCCAGTTGTACAAAACTTACAACAAAGCGGGCTGGGCGTTCAGGGTGACGAGGAAACAACCAGCGTCGCTCCCGTTTGAATTCGAAGCGCTCTCCGTGACCACGCGCGCGGTCAATGATCAGCAGGGCAACCTGTGGAAGAAGATAGCCTAATCAGTGGGCAGTAGGCAGTAGGCAGTTGGCAGTTGAAAAAACCTGGTTCTTCTCCACTGCCCACTGATTGCTGCCCACTGATCTGAGATCAAACTAGCCCTCTTGATTGATAACTTATGAGCAACACCAAAGCGGCGGCCTATCGCGCGCGCAAACAAGCGCGTGAGGCCGCCGCCCCGACCATTGAGCTTGAACTTCCCTCGGGCGCCACCTCCA